TTCTGCGCCAAATCAAATCCGGCAAACGGCATAAATGTTTGCATCGCTTTGTCAAACGGGCTTAGATTTTGAATGTTTGTTTTTCCAAGAGCAATTTGTTTGTTTATCTGCTCTATAGCAGCTTTTTTAGCAGCCCTTTCTGCTGCCTTCTTGCCTTCTGGTGTTTGAGAGCCGGGGCGCGTTTCTCTGCCACCACGATCAGGGCCAGAGTACCCACGGCCACCTTTTTCTTTACTGTCACCAAGCCCCGCGCTAGAACGACCGCCACCACGACCTCTAGAAGATGGGCCGCTACCTCTACGATCAGCATCGCTTTTGTCCTCGCGGCTTGTGTCCTCGCGGCTTGCGCGACTGCTCCCAAGGTCATCGCTGCGGCCACCCATACCCGGCTCAGGGTATGATGGAACGCCTTTATGAAACTCGCCGGTGCCACCGCGTGATTTCAAAAGCTCGGCCTCGGCTGGCGTGATGTAAGCCAGCAAATGCCGCTGGCCTCGAATGGTAGTTCTGCTTGGTGGGTTTCTCTTTGTCATAGCTTACACCGGCCCTAATGTTTCTGTGATGCCCTGCTCTGGATCTTGGCGCGTTTTAGATAACAGCATACGCCGACCGCCAACATAGCGAGCGCGGCGTTGTGCTGCTAACTTCATGCGCTTGTCACGCTCCTCAGCCTCAGCTCTTTGCTCTTGGCGCTTTTGAGCAGCTACCAGTTCTGGATCCGGCCCTTGTGGTTTTGAACTACCACCAAATAATCCGCTCATCTATAATACCTCGCATACATTCGATAATCAGCGCCGTCAGGGCCGTAGTTTTTTAACAGCCCCTCTGGCGTGAATTGTAACGCATCAGCCCACCTAACAGCAAGGTCATTCTGCGTATTCACAGTTAACTGCAACCGCTTCAATACCATCTCGGTAGCGATCAGGTTGAAATAGCGGTATGCACCCCTCGTAAGCGATACCGGCGCGGTAGCAACGTGGTCTGTTGTCAGCATCCATCCCTCAGCAACACCCGGCCATAGTTTGTTAACGCCAAAACAACAAGCAATCTTGCCGCGCAATAACGCCGTGCAGGCAAGGCCAGTGGCGCTTGCCCCCTGCAACGCCTCTTTGTAATCAGGCACAAGTCTTAAAAACTGAGCATCAATCGGCCTTAATTCTGCCATATAGGCATGACCCCAGTAAAACGGCACGATAGAAACCTCACTATTGCCGCACAGCGTTTCCCGCCAGTTAGAATATGTTGAAATCTGCATTGGCTGTTAGCTGCTTAAACTGTTTACTAAACTGGCTATTGCGCGTAATGCTCCGCACCTCACCGGCGCCAAGCATGAGATATCCAAACGCATCACCGACGTGCGAATGCTCATTCTTATTTGGCGCATCGCGGAACCGCTCATATCCGGCACCAACCGCAACGCGCTTAAAATGGTAACCGCCCGCCAGCGATTTGCGGGTGCGAGTGCATTTGCTGTTGACAACCAAGCCAGCCTTGCCGTCGATCATGCGGTTCATCGGCATAGCGCCTGCCTCACGGCGCACCTTAAAATCGTTGGTGCTAGTCGGCCGGGCATGAAGCCCCATTGTTTTTAAATGCTCAAACGCGGTGACCTCAAATATCTCATCTCGTTTGACACCCGCCGGATCACCCCAAACCAAAACATCCGATTTCGGAAACAGGCTCTGTATGTCAGCCAGCAAGTGATGACAAAACCGCTCCAGCCCCATATCAAAAGCCACAAGCTCATGCACGACATTCCACCTGCCGTTCTGCATCTTCTGCCCAAACACAGCCGCAGGGGTCAAACCAAAGTCAAGCCCGATATGCACCGGCCAGCCCGGCTCGATCTGAACGTCGCCCGACATCACGCTGTCACTGTACTCAGGCCAGACCGGCTTGCCGTCTTGCACATAAACATACTGCGCCCCGGCGTAACACTGGATCCAATCCAGCGTCTTACCGGCTAGCTGCTGCTCATAATATCCGACCGGCAGGTTGTTAATGTTCTCAGCCTTCGGATTATTCAGCCAGTGCTTGCCAGCCGCAAACATCGCATCTTCATGCTCGGCTGTACCCTCAACAACGCCACCCGGCTGCTTGTAAAACTTCCAAGGATATTTTCCGCGAATAGGGTTTTTCTCAGCTAGGTTCGGCCACCAGTGGTCGCTATCCATTGGGTTGGTACTCATCCAAACGCCGCGCCAAGTACAACCAGCATTCGACTTGGTAGGATAACGACCGACACGCGACGTTAAACCATCAACCACCGCTTTCGGGAGTTCACGCGCCTCATCAATAAAGCCGCCGGTCAATTCAAGCGATAACAGTTTTCGCACGTCGCGAGGTTGGTCAAGCGCCAAAAAGATCACCTCACAATCAAGCCCAGCCGCGCCATCGCGCGGCGGCAGCTTGATGTGATGGGTTATCGGCGGCGACCAACGCATCGGCCCCCAAACATTCTCAGGGAAGATTTCTTGCCACGTCTTGATCGTGGTCGTTCTTAACTCTGGGTAGCTGTTCCTGATAACTGCAAATCGAGTATACCTGATCCCATCTATTGGCGATGGCTCCTGCTTCACAGCCCTCAACATCACTTCCGCTAATGAAGCAAAGGTCTTGCCAGAGCCGACTGGCCCCATCAGTCCACGCACAAAACTGTCGTCGTTTAAAAATTGCCATACTGTCGGGCTTTGCGAAAAATCAAGGTTTAAACCCGCAAGCGCCTCAGTCGTTGGCTGCTTTCGCCGCCGGGGGGATCTGTCAGTTGCTCTTGGTGATCTCGCCATTCTACGCCTCTGGGTCAAAAATAATAGTCATATTATCATTAAAATCGTCGCTCTCTAGCTCAAGCATAGGCCCGCCGCACTCACTACAAACAATAGCCTCACCGCCATCATAAACGCGGCCCCTAGTCAGCCGGGAGCAATAGCCACATAATATATCCCGCTTAAAAAATCGGACGCTAAAATATTCCTTTATGTCGATCACATCAGCCATCGCCGTCAATCTCCACAATCTTGGCTGTCGGCCCAGTGATGTTAATGCCAATCATGCTGGGCTTTTGGTCGCCCGCATTCGGCTCCAGCAACCCGCGATGCTTTGCCAATAGCCTCAGCGCCGATAGCTTGTCGTGCATCTCAACCTCAATTGTATTGCCAAACTGATTGGGGGTGACCTTTACCTTTTTCACCGCCCGGCGGGCGCGTTCCGATAGCTGATCGCTTGGCGTCAGCGTAACCCGCCCCATATCATCCCACTGGATCACATCAGTCGCCTCACCGGCTCCAATCGCCTCTAACTCCTGCACCACAGCCTCGCGGCGGTCTGCGTCAGATGACGCAAGAGCCGCTCGCTGCTGCCTAATCGTCGGCGTTTTGTTTTCTGACATGAAGGCACTCCGATCCTGTTGCGGCATAGCCAGCTAGATCCACCCAGCTATCCTGATGATCCGGCGTCGCCGCTAAACGCGCCAGCTTCACGCCAGCCATCATCATAGCGACGTGTTCCGGCTGGAACTCAATGCCAACCAGCGCCGTCCATATAATAGCAATGCGCTCATGATTATCCCAAATACTACCATACTCTTCGCCTCGATCAGCGACAGTTTCCTTGGCGGCCTCTAATAACTCATATCTGTTCATTCTTCGGTATCCCCTTTGACGTCAATAATTTTCAAATTGCAGACACTGCATTTATATTCGCGCTTATGCTTATCATCGCGCCGCAACTCTATCAAGCTGCGACAGCGCGGGCATTGGCTGTTCGCCAGCTTACGCTCAAACGATCCATCACCCTCATATATCATCGGCCTCTCCTGTTCCCCCACAACGATAACACGATGTCCACTGAACGCAACCATAGCCGTCCGGCTCGCGGATGAAGCCGTTGTCGCAGTCAGGGCAAATGGTGCGAAAATTTTGTGTGACACCCCCATCTACGCTAGGGGCGAGGCGGGGGGCAAGGGGGCGGTGTTTTTGGGGGGGCGCATCGCTCGCACCCCCGGCCGTACAGAAGCATACGTCGGTCTGTTCTTTGTACATCACAGCATCCCCGACGCCACATCGTACAGCGACGGCACCCCTGCCCTTCGCTCTAACGCAGCGTCACACACGTTGAGGGTGGCAGCGCTAACGTCAGCCGCAGTGTACCCAGCGACGGCCAGCCGCCGGGCGTGGGCTATCTCATTATCGTACAGCCGCACCTGCCCGGTCGCCTGCTGCACGGCTCGGATGTAGGCGTGAGCGATGGCGCTGGCCTCTGGCTGGTCGGTTGTGTGGGTGTTTACTTGTTCATCCCCCACACCCCCTATTACATTTGTGTCCTGAGCATCATCGTCAGCGCGTACCTGCAATGGCTTGGCATTGTCTATATCCTCATAGGTTGGCAACGGCTCGTCACCATCCCACAGCACTTGGTAACGGTTACTGCTCCAGCCACTGCTTGTCTCTTGATAATCCTTGGGCTGCAACCGTCTAACGTACTTGCGGCGCTTTAACACCTTCAGCGCGTCATGTATGCTCTGCCGCGTTGCAAAGCCGGTGATATCACACAGCGTCTCCATCGCAGGCCAACACACCCCAGCACGGTTCGCAAAGATGCACAATGCACCAAGCACACGCAACTCGCGTTCCTTCAACTCACGGTCACCAACTGCTCTAGCTGGCATTACCGACCAACGCCTAGAATGGTATGTCATCGTTTAGATCCTTTGCTAATTGTGTCTTAACCTTCTCAACAGCAGCGCCGGGGAACATCGCCTTGGCTATATCAGTGATCTGCCCCGCCTTATCCTGACGCCACTTGGACACGATCACAGCAATCTCATCAATGCTGTACACCACCATATCCCTATTCTCTGTGGCAACCTTGCCCGCCTCATAACCATTGCGCGTGATCGCCATCACCTTGCCATCTTCCATCGGGGCTTCCCAATACTCGCCGGTCAGTGGCTCTGCACCATTGGCTATTGCTGCCTGCTCAAGCGCAGCCACCCCGCGCAATGTCACGTC